GCTCGGTATCAACCACGCCATTCTTATCCATCGTGCCAGCAATTGTGCCAATCGTCTTTACCCGTTCGAGCATTTGCTCAGGGTCTTGAGTAGCCACATCGTACTGCATGTAAAAGTCGAATCGTTCTCCAGGTCTGCCCTTTGCATACTTCTGCATGTCTTGTACGCCTGTGACTCTAAAGTATTCTTGGTCAGGTCCGTACTGCTGGTACAAGCTATAGACTTGATCCATCACATGCTTCATGTGGTGCAGTACGCGGTTGATGATGTTTTGCTGTTTGATCTGCGACTCCACGGGGTCCACGCCTGGTGCGTTGTTGCCCATATAGCGGTCAAACATTTCCTGTACAAATCTGCGTACCTCGGTGGAACCCGCATCGTAGCGTGGGGTATCGGCAAAGCGGATCTCTCCAGGTGTGCGGTAAGGTACTCTTACCCCCGGCCCCCACTTGGACGGCGCGCGGCCGAGCGGGTGTTCGAGCGGCGGGACCGTGGCGATGCTTTGCCTGTCGATGCTCGCGTCCGTTTCGACTTTGATGACTTGCTGGAACGGCTCGCCGACTTCCGGGATGGAGCGGGAGGAGTAGAGCCTTTTAGAAGTTTTTTCATAAGTGGACACGACAAAAGGGTATCCACCATGCCCATAATCCATGAGCGTATGTTTTGCATATAAGTCAGGAACTTCATTACAGAATACGGTGCAGAATATGCCTGGGATATCATCTTCATCCAACAGGCGTTGGTAACAGTAAACAATACGGATTGTCTCATCGTCATCGCGGAGGATCTCGTCCTGTAAACTAAGGTTGTGTGTGTAGACATCGTTCTCCCCAATGGTTGCGGATTCTATCGCTTTATCCACAAACTCCTCGCTCCACCCTTCAGTCTGTATCTTGGAGCGGAGTTGTTCGGGAGTCATGTTAAGCACATGGAAAACATAGGGTGCTTCCTGTGGGTCGATTGTATAGTTGGGCCAAAAAATGTCCTCGTCAGGAGCAAGAGCTTTGATGCGTGGTCTGCTAATGACCTGACGAGTGACAGGGATGGTGGTTTCTCCCTCCTTGCGCAACTCCTTGAGCATACTTCTCGATTTCTTCTTGGAGACACCGAACTGCTCGGACATAGCGGCGGACAACTCTTCGTCCATACTGCCATCCTGGATCGCCTCGGCGATCTGTGGCATAGCTATGGCAATCTCATCTAACTTTATGGACTGCTGTTGCTTTAGGTCTTGAGACTCATAATACACATAGTGGACCATCATTCCCTTCTCAAAGAGATGGTTTAACCCAAGTTCCACTTGATCGTAAAAGTCATCCATCTTGGTATTTACCAACCAACGGACAAATAAAGATATTACATTGGCACGCTCAATATCGCTGGATTCCACAGGAGTAGCCACCACATGGGCTTGGCGTACCGAGTTGAGGCACATCGCCACACACTTGTTTATTTGGTTATCAACTAAGCGTATCTCTTGGTCACTCGCACCGGGCCAAGGGAATACCTCGCCTGTTTCAGAATTTGCGGAATGCTTCTTAAAGTCATTCGACTTTCCCGCCCACATACAATTACGGACATCGTAGTCGCGTTGTCTACGATCTATCCATTCGCCAAGGCTCGACTGTGTTTCGCGGTAAGTATCCCGCAGATAGTTTATGTCGGGTTCCTTGGAAACGAACAAGAGTTCGGGATCAGAGGAATTGTGCATGCGTAGCACAATGTAGCTTTTTGTCCTTGACTCGTCAACTTAATACCCGCCACCCCCGGTGCATTGGAGGCTCGAACCTGTGATATGCTCGGCTCCGCTAACGAGTAAATAACGGATACAGTCTATCTGATCCTTGAAATGCTCTCCCCTACTCTGCCCGCTGTACTCCAAGAGCGAGGTAATTGTATTGTCGCAATTATCTGATATATAGAGCTTTGGGCGATTACGAGGAGTCATAGGCTCGGAATCATCCCATGCAAGGGCATCATTTATCTTGGCAATACCCGCCTCGATATCCACACCTGGAGCGGGACGAAATACAAAGTCCAAGTTCGCCATTTGGTTAATGATATTGCTCTCCCCCTCCTTGGTACGCACCGTGGCCGCTCCCATGCGTGGGTCCACAATACGCTCAAATATATCCTCCCCACCCTCCAAGTCCTCGAAGTGGTTGCGGTAATCCTCGTACCCCCACCCTAGCGGGCGCTGGGCGGGACCCGCCTTGCCCACACTCTTCCCCAATGCATTAACATGCGGTAATGCCCATTGCCCCATCGTACTGTCGGGGAACTCGCGGTAAATATAGATTCGCCCATCGGGCATCACACCTGCCCATATTGCCACCCACGGCTTGCTTCCCCCAGGATCGCACACAAAGTAACGGGTGCATGGGGTGGACGGATCGGCGATGAAGGGGATCTTCTCATGTGGCACAACATTCGTTTCGCGGTTGAATTTTGGAAAACGCCCCTCCATCGCCTTGGACGGTATACCATAGAGCCGGGCCAGCTTTGCTTCCAATGGTTGCCGAGAGTATGTGCGAATTAACTCTTGTCCGTCTATAAAGGGCGAATCTTCAGTCCAAAAATAATAGATGCGGCAGTCCGGCCAATTGTGGCATATCTGCTCGGTGGGTAATTCCCTACCAATAATATCGCTATACCTGGATTGCACAGTCTCTGCACCCTTGAGCAAACTATTGATCAGAGGTGTCCAGCCTTGCAAGGTTGTGAAAGTAAGGATCAACCGCCCGTGGTAATCCACCGTCCGGCCAAGCAATGTATTGAAGATACTTTCAGGAACCTCCTCATCCAGGTGGATGGCGTGTGCAGACCAACCCTCGAATATCTGAGGGTCTGCCATGTACTGCCTGTAGTTATTGAAATATATCGTACTACCACGCTCTGCACCTGGTGTGGTAGGCGGTAAGATTGCTTTGGCAGAGTTAAATCCATTCTTTTGGTTGTACTGCAAGCTATGGTTCTCGCTCTTCTTCTTTGCCCGCTTGTATCGGGCTGGTAAGTTTTGCCAAATATACTTTTGTGCATCCGTTATGCTTCGCTCCTCCGTGACATGCATCGAGCGAATCTCTGCCTCCGGGATAGACTGCGCCAAGTGTACCAGCATGCGGGAAGCGAACATGGTTTTACTCGACCGGTTCCCGCCGAGGATAACATGGATCTTCGTATCTTTCCAATTCTCCATCACCCTACGCCACCCAGGAAGAGTCCAACCCCATTGGATTGGATCTTCCTTCTCGCTATTGGGTTGGTCGATAAGTAAGCGACTAAGCATCTCTGCACGCTCCGGCGGGAGAGCATCGATCTCTTCCTCCGATAACGCACACTCTAAATCGCCCTTGGTGAACCGCAGATCATTCGTCCACGGAATACCGAAGTTTGCGTCTATCTCATCTGCATAGGTGAACTTAGGCATTGAACTTCCTCAACTTATCCTGGTCCAACGCATAGCCCACGCCATGACCAAGGTCTTTCTTGTTTTCCTCCTTGATGAGTTCGTGCTTCCACGCCCATCCCTTAAAATCCAAAGTGCTTCCATCCACCACACACAGCACATACACATCCACATCGGGGTTTACCTTGAGTGTGCTGAGTAGCCTAGCGCTCTTGTGCTTGGACGCTTTCACATCATAACGCTTTCCGCTCGCCATCACCCCATCCGCAGACCCGCTCCTTGGGGTAAGGCCAAGATCAGGGAATACATTCATCTGTTTGGCAAATCCATACTCCGCCATCATGCCCATCACATCCGCTTCCGCGCCATCGTGGCTACCCATCTTCGCATCACGCACCCCGTTTCCACGGGCAATGAGACTACGCATTCGCCCAACCATTTGGCAGACCTGTACCTCATCAGGCTGGAGACTAATTAGCATTCTTTACGAATACGCCATCAACCATTTTGCCTTTTCTATTTTTGATATCTTGATATGCGGCAAGTAGGCAGTCCTCTAGCGTTACTCCATTTCGAGTACATATATTAATTAAAACAACCAATATATCCCCTATATCATCAAGTAGGCATTCATCTTTGCATACAGAGTCACTTAATTCGCCAACCTCTTGAATTAACTTCAAAACCTGATCCTTATCAGTAGAACCCTTAATTAGGTTCCGCTCTATATGCCATTTCTCAACTTTAATTATTATATTTTCCATAAATATTTACCCCCTCGCTAATATCTCCATCCCTATCACGATTGCGTCTTCGAGCGTTTGGCACGGGATTTCTTCTTTACCGATTGCCCATCCCTCCGTATCCGTTCCAATGTCTCTTGGTCGAATTTCGAGCATGGGGGACCCAGCTTTCTCAAGTCGCACCGTGGTAATTCTTGTGCTGATTCGGGTATCGCTCTGCCGTATCTTATCCAAAAGATCGGGTGACAACCCGGTTTGACTCGCTGGTTCACTTGTCATCCTTCTCAGCGAGCTTCTTCTTCAACTCTGCGATCTCCTCGCGCAACTCCTGGTTTTCCTTGATTAAGCGTGACACCCATTGGGGCCAACTCTCTAACCTCTTACCTGTTGGTTTATATATGTTCATTCGTCTTCCTCCTCCTCTAACTCGATCTCACTATCAAACTCGAAAATATCT